CTCCGGCCATGCGTGCACGGCCCCGGATCTTCAAGATCAACGCGCTACGTAGCGCGACTGCGATACGATCGGCCGCGTCACATACACCCCCGACTGATCATCGGGGGAAGGGATCCCGCGCTCCCAGGGGTGCGGGATCCCGCTCACCTGGGAGAGTTCGTGAAGCCGCGCACGTGCGCCATCTGCAAGGTGGCAAGCGCAGGGTTCCTCTGCGAGAACCCGACTTGCCGAGAGACACATAACTCGCGGTGTCGCGAGTACCAACGGCGGAAACGCGCAGAGCACGCGAAGCGTGGCGAGAGCTACCGCAACCGTTGGTCGGCAGGGCGCGAACGGAAGTCGAACTCCACCTGCGCTGGCTGCGGCGGCCCAGTCGCCCATGGGAGTTCGGACGGCACTAGATGCCGGGCGTGCCACCACCCGCGGGTGAAGCGGGCGGAGAAGGCTCTTCGGAAGTTGGAGCAGTCGGCGGCGGGTACTGCAGGATCGCGTACCTGGGCTGCGGGTCGTTGCTGGCGCTGCGGTGCGGTGTTCCTGTGCTCTCGCGGTGGCCAGCATTGCTCTCCTTCGTGCCGGTTGGCTGACAAGCGGGCCACGCGCAGAGCGGCGCAGCGTGGCTGCAAGGTCACCCCTGGACGCCGCTATGCCGTGCACGAGCGCGACGGTTGGATCTGTCGGATCTGCGGTGATCCCGTGAACCGCGCAGCGGTTGTGCCGGCGTTAGACGCTCCCGTGATTGATCACGTTGTGCCGCTGGCGCGCGGCGGTGCTCATGCGCCGCACAACTGGCAGACGGCTCACTTCTACTGCAACAGCGCCAAGCGCGACCTGATGGACTTCGACTCTGCGGAGGTGCCAGCGTGACTGCTCCGCGTATGCCCACGAAGCTGGGCGCCTCCGGGAAGGCGCTGTGGTCGTCGATCATCCCGGCCTATGACCTGCGCCCGGACGAGGTGCGGATTCTGACCGATGCCTGCCGTGAGGCGGATCTGATCGCCCGTTTGCAGGATGCGCTGGAGAGCGCTGATCTGGTGACGCGCGGCTCGATGGGCCAGGAGGTCGCGTCGCCGTTCGTGTCGGAGATTCGGCAGCACCGCACCGTGTTGGCGAACCTGCTCAAGAGCTTGAAGATCCCGGACAGTCCGGCGACGGCGGCGCGGAAGAAGGCGCACGTGTCGGATCAGGCTCGGGCGGCGGCCAGGTCGCGGTGGGGTAGCGGCGCGGGTGCGTGATGGAACGTCCCCCGCTTGCCGTTGACGGGCTGCCGGTGGGGATGCCCGATCAGTACGGCATTCCCACGCTCGGTTGGGGTGTGTTGGCGTGGGCTGAGGAGTTCCTGGCCCAGCCGGACGGGGCTAACGCCGGGGATTTGTGGCGGTGGACAAACACTCAGGCCCGCATCGTGGCGTGGTGGTACGCGGTAGACGAGAACGGCCGGTGGTTGTACCGGCGCGGTCAGATCGTGCTGCCGAAGGGCTCCGGGAAGTCCCCGCTCGCGGCGGCGCTGTGCTGCTGCGAGCTCGCGGGCGAGGTCTTGTTCGACGGGTTCGACGCCTCTGGAGAGGCGGTGGGCCGACCACATCCTTCACCGCATGTCCAGTTGGCGGCGGTGTCGCAGGACCAGACCGACAACACCATGTCCCTGGTCTTGGCGATGCTCCGCGAGGGGCCGGCGGGTGCGCTGATCGAGGGTCTGGACCTGGGCGTGACGCGGGTGCGGACTCGGAATGGGAAGCTGGAGCCGGTCACCGCGTCGGCGTCGTCTCGTGAAGGTCAACGTCTGACGGCGGCGATCATCGACGAGCCGCATCTGTGGACATACACCAACGGTGGGCACCGGTTGGCGGCCACTTTGCGCCGCAACCTGGGCAAGATGAACGGCCGGTCGATCGAGACCACGAACGCGTGGGTGCCCGGTCAGGACTCGGTCGCCGAGTTGACGTCCATCTACGCCGACAAGATCGCCGAACAGGCTGCTGGTGGAGAACGGCGTGTGCTCGAAGAGGGCGTGTTGCGGTTCCACCCGCGCGCGCACGTGCCACACCTGTCGGACCTGGACGATCTCCGCGCTGGCTTGGAGCAGCTGTACCGGGATTCGCCGTGGATCGACATCGACCGGATCGTGTCGGAGATCCTGGACCCGGCGACCCATCCTGCGGATGCCCGCCGGTTCTACCTCAACGCTGTCGTCTCCGCCGATGATGCGCTGGTAGCGAACGAAGAGTGGGCCGCGTGCGAGCTCGACGACGTCCTAGACGACGGCGAAGAGATCACGCTCGGGTTTGACGGGTCGAAGAACGACGACGCGACGGTGCTGGTGGCGTTGCGGGTGCGTGACCGGTTCGCCACGGTGATCGGGGCCATGGAGAAACCGGAACAGGCCCCACCGGACTGGGAAGTGGACCGGGCCTACTTCGATGGCCTGGTCACCACGATGTTCGCGCAGTACCGGGTGGTGGGTTTCTACTCCGACGTCGCCCACTTCGAGTCGTATGTGGATCGCTGGTCGGCGGCATACGGGTCGGGTCTGGAGTGCTCAGCCACGCAGAAGTCGGCGGTCGGCTGGGACATGCGCGGCCGGTTGGCACAGTCCACCGCTGCGGTGGAACGCCTCGTCGCTGCCATCCAGGACGGGTCGCTGCGCCATGACGGCGGCGGGCTGCTGCGGCGGCATGTGTTGAACGCGCGGCGGCGCCCCAACAACTACGGCATCTCGTTCGGCAAGGAACGACGCGACTCGCCCCGCAAGGTGGACGGGTTCGCGGCGCTGCTGCTGGCCGACATGGCCCGAGCCGATGTGATCGCCGCCCGCAGCAAGCACCGCCAGCGGTCCGGGCGGATCTGGTAACCCCCCCTCTCTCATCTCTAGGAGTTCTTCATGGCTGTGGTTGCTCTTACCCCGGTTTCGCTGGCGAACCACAAGTCGGCGACGCTGGTGGCGCCGGCGTCGTGGACGGCGGCGAACCTCCCCGATGGCAACACCATCCCCAACGGTGGGTCGACGATTCTGGGTATGAACAACTCGGGTGCGTCGTCGCGGACGGTGGTGGTGGCCATCCCGGCGTCGGCGGCCACCGACAGCCAGTCTGTGACCGGGGTGACGCACACGCTCGCGGCGGGCGAGGTGAAGTACGTGAAGCTGGGCAACCCGGGGGTGTACGGCAACCCGACGCTGGTGACGGCGTCGCACGCCGAGGTGCTGCTGAAGGCCTTCACCATCTGACTGTTCCGCTCCCCATCCTGTTGTTGCGTTCTGAAAAGGGCCGGGTGAAATTGCATGCTGGGCCCTGTTGAGGCGGTGAAGCTGGTCAAGGACCAGCTGTTCCCGGCGTGGAACCAGGAACACGACCGGCTGGAGCGGATCGACTGCTGGTATCGGTGGCGGCAGGAAGAGATCCGGCTACCGCGTAAGGCGACGGCGGAGTTGCGGCAGTTGGCGGAGTTGTCGCGGGTGCCGTGGCTGGGCCTGGTGGTCACCGCGACGGCGCAGGCCATGTACGTCGACGGGTACCGCTCCGAGCTCGACCCGCACCGCCAAACAGCGGCGGATGAGGATGTGCCGTCGTCGCTGCCGTGGCGGATCTGGCTGGCCAACGGTATGGACCGCCGCCAGATCGCGGTGCACCGCGCCGCCCTCGCCTACGGCTACAGCTTTGTGACGGTGCTGCCCGGGGATGACCCGGTCACCGGCGCCCCCATGGCCGTGATGCGTGGTGTGAGCCCGCGGAAGATGTGGGCTGCGTGGGAAGACCCCGCCGAGGACGACTGGCCCACCTACGCCATGCGCGTCGTGGACCATGTCAAAGACTCGGTGACGGTGAAGGTGTTCGACGACACCGCCGTGCACCTGCTGACGGTGGAGGAGTCCGGCACCAAGGTCGAGTATGTGGGGACGCCGCAGATCCACGACGTCGGCGTCTGCCCGGTCGTGCGCTACGCCAACCAGCTCGACCTCGAAGGTAGGACTGCGGGCGAGGTGGAGCCGTTCATCCCGCTCGCGGCGCGGATCAACAAGACGTCGTATGACCGGATGCTCACCCAGCACTTCTCGTCCTGGAAGGTTCGGACGGTGGCGGGGATGAACGAACCGGACGACGAGGAGACGGCGAACCGGAAGAAGCTGCAGCTGCGGCAGGACGACATCTTGGTGGCGGAGGACCCGGACACCAAGTTCGGCAGCCTCGACGAAACACCGTTGGACGGGTTCATCGCCGCGCACCGCCACGACGTCGAAACCCTCGCCGCCGTCTCCCAGACCCCGACGCACGAGTTGACGGGGCAGATGGCGAACCTGTCCGCTGAAGCCCTCGCGGCCGCGCGGGCGTCGCTGAATCAGAAGGTGACGGAGCGGCAGAAGAGCGTCGGCGCCTCCCACGCACAAGCCCTACGCCTCGCCGCCGCGGTCACCGGCCACGACGACTACGCCGCGGACCCCACCGGCCGGGTGACGTGGCAAGACATGGAGATCCGGTCGATGTCGCAGGCCGTGGACGCGTTGGGGAAGGCGGCGACCATGTTGATGGTGCCGCCGTCGGAGTTGTGGCCCCGCATCCCCGGCGTGGAGAAGTCGGACGTGGAGGAGTGGAAGCGGGTCGCCGAACAGGGCGACCCTGTGACCCGGATGCAGGCGGAGCTGATGCGCCAAGCCGGCGTCACCCCCTCCGAAACGAGGGGTAGCAGGCCTGGGGCGAGTGTGGGGGAGCGGTTGCCGATGGCACCCGCCGGTGATGGCCGCTACTAGCCGCGGCGCCCAGCTCACCGAAGAGCAGCGGCAGGCACAGCAGCAGTTGCGGGCAGAGTTTCTGCTCGCGTTTCTGCAGTTGTGGCCGCTGCTGGACACCGACCGGCTGGATGACACCGGGCCGGGGTGGGTGGCGGCGGTGCTGAACCTGATCCGCCGGTTCCGGCTCCGCTCCGCCGAGTCGGCCGCGTTCTACTACCTCGAATACCGGGGCGTGGAAGCGCCGTCCTCGCCGACCCGGCCCCGGATCGAAC